AGTCAAAAAGGTGGGGCATTACTGTTTCATTTAATGAGTCAACTTCATGAAAATACCAGTGTTATCATTACGACAAACCTTGAGTTTTCAGAGTGGGGCACCCTATTTACTGAGGCAAAAATGACAAATGCACTTTTAGATAGGTTAATTCACCATTGCCATATTTTAGAAACGGGTAATGAATCTTATCGATTTAAACATCGTAATTAAGAAATAATAAAAGTGGATCACTTTTAAAGGATCTTTGTGGTTCAATTTTGGAAGATCATTGACACCCTCCACGTTTACGGTGACAGAATCTTTAAGATTGCCGGTGAGTTTTTCTAACAATGTTTGCGCTTGTTTTTTTTCCATTTTTAGTTTTCCTTTTGGTTTTTGCTTTGGTTGTTAAAATCGGTAATGCACTTGTTTACGGCAGTGTAAGCCGTGGTACAAACTTCAAGACGGTCTAACGCTTGATTTAAACCGTCCGCTAAATCGCCGTTGGTTTGAATGTTCACTTTTAATGGGCGACATTCAGTCGTTTGTGGGCAAATCAATCGCACTTTAGTTGGTGGTGCGGTTGTTGAGCAAGCCGGCAACATCATCAGGCACGTGCTGATTACTCCAAATTTTATTTTGTTCATGGCTTAACATGTCCTTTAGTTGTTGGCGGCGATGTTCTGCCGTTTCCTCCAATTTATTTAAACGGCTGTTTAATTGTTTGGTTTGGGCTTGATAACGCACCAGCATTTCATCTTGCCGGTTTTTTTCCGCTTTCACCTCGTTGAGTAAAAGTGCGGTCGTTTCTGCTTGTTTTTTGTAGTGCAGAGTGGAACCAACGCACCCCAAAAAAGCAATGACAAATGCACCGATTATCAGTGGTTTAAATCCCATTACGCCCCCAAACATAAGGCTTTTTCTTTTTCTCGGCGGAGTTTTAAGCCTTTCAATACTTTGCCGCCCGAGCGGTTAAAATCGGTAATTCGGTTGCACATTAACGCCCAATTTTCCGCTTGTGCGGCTTTGTGAAGGGTGGTTTGTAAGGTGCGCCCTTTTGATGGGCTGTAATAACGCTTGATGTTGCCACAGCCCACATTAAAGGCTAAAGACACCATGGCATCATATTGTCTCTGATTCATCTTGCGCCCGTTGAAATCAGCATTAATGCAGTTTTCCGCCTCTTTGATGTTTCGGCGTAAATCCGTTGCTACTTCATCAAGTGATAAAATTTTGGTTTTATCTACGTTGTGTGTATTGCCGACACCATTCGTCCATACGTCAGCGGGACATTTATACGGATTTCTTACACAGCCTTCCAAATTGACGATCATATAAACCGCTTGTGGGCTGACTTGGTTTTGTTGTTTTGCCGGCAAGTCTTTTTGTTGGGCAAAAAATACTGCCGCAACGGCTGCCGCAGAACATAAAATCATGGTTAATTTTTTACTCATTTGTCGAAATCCCTAATTTTTTCGCTTCAATTTTTGCGACCAACATTTTGTAAGCCAATTCTTCTTTGCGAAGGGCAACATCTTCTTTATATTTTCGGTAGGTAATCCATACAGAGATTGCCCCAAATAAAATACCGAATATTGCGCCCCATTCATGTAAATTAAGCCCTGAAATAAGGGCGACAAGCGCACCCAAGAGAGATGTTGCACCATCTATTTTATTGTTCATAAAAAACCCTTAAAACATTTAGGAAACCGACCGCACTTGCTTTTTTATTGTTGTTATACGTCAGCACGGACGGCACCTAAATTCGGTTAGCCGACAAGGTCACGCGTATCTTCATCGGATAAATACGGCACGCCGTTGATTCGTACGAAATCGGGGCTTGTCACAAAATATTTTAATTTCTTGGTGCTTTTTGAACCGCCTTTCGGATCGATATTGATCACATCAGTTAAAATAATTTTATTGCCGTAGGTTTCTACTTTGTCACGCACACCGCCACGCATGGCAAAAAACGTGAAATCTACTTCCGGCAAGCTGCGATAACTGCCTGCGGCTGCCGCAGCAGTAGATAATTTTTGAAAGTTTTTAGAATCTAATTCAATTTCGCCTTCTGCTGCCACGTCACCGCTTACCCAACCATCGGGAATGCCACGAGTTAAAGCTACGGCACTGTTGTCGGTGATGGATAAATTGACTGATTCCACGTGGATCGGAAAGCCCATCATGTAGAAATCAAAACTCATTCCGCTGATTCGTTCCATTTGTTAATCTCCCAACGTTTCTAAATCTAAGAAAATATTTGCCGTGATGTCTTTCGGGCAGTCATAAGGGCGCACTTTAATGTAAAGCGTCACCTTGGTTTTACTGTTCCACACAATCGTAACGGCATCATCTTTCGGTGGCATACATTCGCCCGGAAAATCCTTACCGTTGATAGTTGCGGATTTGCTCATATTACGCATTGGTTTGGCAAAATAGCCTTGGTGATATGCGGTGCTTGATGTTGTGGAGTTAAAAGAGCGGTCAGCTATTTTGGCAATAGCCAATAAACGCACTTTACGCGCCGCTTTATCAACCACACGGACGTTTTCAATCACTTGATAATCGCCACCTTCTACATCTAAGGTTCGTCCGTCTGCCCAGTAATAACCGTCATAGTCGGGATACCACATCGGCACGGAATAACGCGCGGATTCAAGGGATTTTAAATGCGCAAGGGTGAGTTCGTTTCCGTCTTTATCTAACGGCTTTTCGGCACTGCCTAGGCTCACTAACGCACCTGTCTGTACTCGTGCCGGACTGTCGGCAACGGTTACAGCACGATTTGCCAAACGGCCCGCTAATACGCCCGCCTCATTGCCGAAAAGCAACGGCACTAAGCACACATGATCGGCAACGATGGTTTGTTGTAAGGTAGTGAGCTTTTGCACGTATTGATCCCAAGTCTCACCGTCGGATTCATCACGGTTAATGCCTTGCACCGCTTGAATAAAGAACGTGCGGCGACCTAATTTAGCTAAGAGTTCTGCATAGCATTCTTGCAATTTGTTGATACTTGTTTTATCCACGCCTAAATGGTATGTGTTTACACAGTATTCAAAAGAGGCGGTTTGGTTAGCTTTCTTTACGCATTCCACAAAGTCATAACCCTCTTCTTGCGCGATATAAACGTGGGCGAACCAATTCTGACCGGCATTTAACATCGCGGCTTTGACTTGGCTCTTTAATTCGGTGTTTGCCTCGCCAAAGGTTTTATCAAAATCGGAATCGGGCGTAAGTGCCAATAATTTACCGGTATTGACCGTTCCAACGCCCACAAATAACGCGTGGCGTTCAATTTCTTTGGATTCGCCGCTTAATTGATTAAGGGCGTTGATTTGTACTGATGGGAACATTTTTACTGTCCTCTTATTGTTGTTTTTGGGTGTACTTTTGAATTTCCGCCAAAATAATCTTGGCGTTTTCTTCGTCACGCGTATCCAAGAATGCACGTTTTTCTGTTGGAATCATCCATTGCGTTAAATGGCGGCTTGGATTCATCCCATTCTTTTCTTCAAGTTTACGAATAATCAAACTTGCTTTTGCGCGTGATAATGTGCTGCGAATCTCGCTTAATGTGGGCTTTCTGCGTTTTGCTTTGCCCCCTTTTGTTTTACCGTTTGTCACGGCATAACCTAAATCTTTTAGTTTTTTTGCTTGCCGCAAGGTGCAAGGGTCGGAGCCTATGCCACCTTTGTTTTTTCCGGTAAATTCCGTTTTTTTGAATAAGTGCGGAATCCCTTCTTGATGTTCTTGTGCTATTTCGCCTGTACGTTTTTGTTTATAAAACAATGCACCTTTGTTTTTTTCCGCTTTACTATTAGCTAGTTTGGCAATGCGGCGTAACATTTTTGCTGTGCCGTTTTTACGTTTTTTCCAACCGGTCCCCATTGGGTCACGCTGATTAGATGCAGTTTTAACGGCTTGGCGTTTAATCATTTGTAAAGAGCGGATAAGAATTTCACGTTTTTTCTTATCGGGTAATGAGATAACTTCTAGATCTTTCAGAAACTTTTTTAAATCGTTTCTATCAATCCCCATTCGGATTCTCATGTTTCATCCTTACTACAACGTCAATTTCTTCTGCAGTGAATACTTCAATTTCATCTAACCGATAATTTTCACCGCTAATTTGTAATTCTCCCCGCTCGTCTTGCATTGCGGTGAGCGCTTCACGAAAGCTAATCGTGAAGATTAAATCTGCCGTGTTATCATCAAGAATATCTAAATCAAAAGGAATCTCGCCGTCATCAAAGGCATCACGCACAGGATCGTTTTCGTTTACCCATACTTGGATAAATGCCATTAAATAAGCCGGTGAAATTTCATTGAATGGCAATGCCTCAAAGTGAAATACGCCGTTGTAAGACAAATGACACACTTCTATGCCGTTATCGGTAACTTGTCGCCCTTCATTGAGTAATTTGCCATCTTCAATCCAGCTATAAAAATTACCGTGATAGCGTTTCGGCAATTTTGTGAGCAAGAAATCCGTTAATTGCTGATATAGCATTTTCTTTACAGCAGCCATACTGAACCCCGTTTTTTGCCTTTTAAGGTGCGAATGGCGTGGGTCGCTTCCGCCAATAGGCTTTTTTGTTCGTTCACATATTCGCGGTTTTGATGAATATCACGGCCCGATAGGGTGTTAAATTCGGGTAATAATTCCGCTTTTGCACGGGCAAATACCGCTTTTTTGTAAAGGGTTTCCGCGTAGTTTTCACCGTCAATTCGTTGGCTTGAAATTTCAGCCACAGAATTGACCGCCCTTTTTCGGTAGCCTTCTTCCACTTCGGCTAGATCAAGGCTTAGCCCCTGCATAGCGGCGATAAGTGCGGTTTTCACCATCTCAATGGGAATTTGTAAAGGGATTGCCCGTTGTTTTTGAAATTCTTCGATGGTGATGTCACACCAAAATCCACTATTTGTGATTGTGGTGTCATCGTAATCTTGTGTTCTGCCGTTAAACATTGCTATCCTCGCCGTTTGAGAGTGGGCGGGCGGTGAGTTTTTCAATAACAAGATCAAAATCAATTTGTTGTTTTTCCAAACTCAAGCCTGCCACTTGAGGAAGACTGCTCGGGTCATAATAGCCCGATTTTGCCAATGCGTTTAAACGCATGGCGCAACGTTCAATCATATTTTTTACACCGGCTTTTGAATTGAGCTGGAAAGCGCGGTTACATAATTGGATAGCCAGTACAAGGGTTTCGGCATCATCAATACCACTTGCTTGTACTTTGCCTTGCGGACTGCGTAAAAGCAGTGCCGCCGCCAGTTTTAGCCATTTTGCCGTGACAATTTCGTGCAGTTTCCATTGGGTCGCCACGTTTTTAAAAGTCTGTGTAAAATATGGCTCAACGGATTGCCCGGCTGCGGCGGTTTTGTCTGTCCAGTTGTAGATTTGGTCGGCGACAAAATTCGGCAAGGTGGTTTGCCATCCTTGCGGCATTGATTGATTTTGTTCAATTGCTTTTTCAGCCAGTGACAAGGCTCGGTCAAAATCAGCAATGTCAAACAAATACACAATGCAATAAACCAAATAATCATTTTGATAGATTGTTCCTTTTTCTAAATATTCACTTACAAAGGGCAACCACTTTGGCAAAAAGCGGTCGCGCTTGTAGTCCATTTTTTCGGCACGTGTTGGGAATGCGCGCACGGCGTTTACGTCGTTTTGTAACGCAATTTCAAGCACGGCGTAGTCATTGCCGTGTGCAGCCACTGCGCTTTTGGTCGCATTGGATTCTGCCGCTTGGTTAATTTTATTTAATGCCTGCATTTGACGTTGAAAATCTCGCATTCCCATTTGGATTCACCTTTATTCTTCGTCTTCCAATTTCACGTTTTTAAATTCGACTGCCGCGAATTTGCCTAAATCTTCTACCGCGTAAGCCTGATTTCGATAGTAAGTATCTTTAATCGCTTTCACTTCTTGATCTTCACGGAAACTGCGGCGAATGGAGCCTTTTTGCGTATAGATGGATAAATTATCCAAACTTGTCACAATAGCGGCACGCCCAGGCATATTCGGCACAATCATTGCCGGCATACCACCGAAGGTTTTCATTAGGTCGTGGGTGGTGAGAGCCGCTTTTTCTGTCGCGATTAAACTGTTACCGCGATAAACTACGCTTGCCTCTTTCGCCACTAAATCCGCACCGACAAGAAACACTAAATCACCTGCATCGCGGTGGCGTTCGTGCAATCCTTGTTTTAAATCGTAGGCGAGTTCATCAAGATTTTTATAATCGGCATTATCACCAAAAATACGGATGATGTTTCCCGTTTTGCCACGGGTTAAAACTTGGGTCGCTTTATTTTCTCGGGCAAATTGCATCCAACCTTTGTTTACATCTTTTCCCTCGGTATCTTTTGTGTTTTCGGCTACGCTTTCGCCATAAAAACCGATTTTTAATTCGTCCAAGGCAATTTGACGTTGCACAAAGTCTGCCCAACGCTGTGCAAACTGCGGAGCCATTGAACCCCATTGATCTAAACGCGGCCAAGGAATTAACACGCCTGAATCGGTATCTACACATTCATAGGTGTAACCACTCGGATCGACATTTCCGTAGAAACGCGCATTTTTCTTACGACCGGTGATCATGCCCTCGGTTGCGCCAAAGATTAATTGTCCTTTTACTTCATCAACGTGCATATAGTTGATTTTTTGTAAGAAGTCGGCTTTCTTTTGAATGTTGTCCAACAAATGAATTTCTTTGTTGGGTTCAATAGAAAACTCTTTACCTTGTGAAATACGTTCCGGATCAACACCGTAATATTCCGCAACATTTGAATAAAATACTTTTAATGCTTGTTGTGTTTCTAATTTCATGATTTATACCGCCACATTAAAGTTTTGAGTGTCTTCCGGTGCGCCATTTGGCACTTCGGTTTTCTCTTGGCTTAATTCGTTGAATTTTTTATCCAACCCTTGCACCACGGTTAAAAGTTGATTGAACTGTTCCGCGGTTACGGTTTGCTGTTGTTCATCTTGTTTTTCTTCCGGTTTGGTTTCCTGCTCGGTTTGGGTTTCCGGTTTGGCTGAAAAATGGTTATCCATTTTTTGACCTAAACCATTCACCGCTTCAATTAATTGCGCGAACTGTTTATCGTTCATTGCGTCGTCCTCTTTTTTATTGTTGTTATTGGGATTAGGTTGTTCTTCCGTGGTTTGGGCGGAAGAGGAAAAGAATTTTGTGATCGCATTGAAAAAACTGCGTATCATTTTTTCTTCTTCGTTTTCTTTTACAGAAAAGTCCACTTTGACGAATTCGCCAAAAATCATGTCTTTTTGTTCTGTGCTAAAGAAATCTAATTTTGTTGTGCCAACGGATGCCGGCGAATCGGTTACACCTAAACCATATAAGTAGGCTTTTCCGCTGTTGCGGAAATTCGGTTTAATTTCAATACTTGTAAATAAATATTGACCCGCTCGGTTTGCCTCAATTAATTCTTGGTTTGGCGCAATCACGGCAAAAAGTTGTGTTTCGCCTTTTTCGTTATCTTCGGCTTTTAGTTCAAGCACTTGTCCCATATTTGCCCAACGGCGATGTTCCGGCCACAAATTAGCGGTGTAGTGTTCCGGGTCGTAGGTTTCTGCCATTTCGTGCAATTCTTGGGCGGTGATTTGGCGACCGTCCACGGTGTAGCCCGATGTGGCAATGCAAATAAAATCGGTTTTGAGTTTTGATTTGTTCATTTCCAAAATGCCTGTGTTTCGCTTTGTTTGCGTAAGTGCCGCCATTTTTGCCGATATTTTTTCCAAAATCACGGGGCGAAATTCGGATATGTTCGGATATGTTCGGTTATCGTTCTATATCCGAACATATCCGAATTTTGCCATTAAATTTTTGTTGTTTTTGTTGCCACAATACGCCCAACACAACAACAGCAACAAAGAAGATGACTGAATCAAAGCTAAGAATAAGAAAAACAAAACGCTATGATGACGAAGTGATTTACGCGGCGAAGTTTCTTTACTTGAAGAAATACACACCGAAAGAGATTGCGGCGGAATTAAAACTCAATAGCACGCGCCCGATTTACTATTGGGCGGAAAAATACAACTGGCGTAATTTAATCAGTGAAAGCGGCATTGAAGAATTAATCGCATTGCGCATTATCACGCTAACTGAACGTGAGAATAAAAGCGATCAGGAAATTAAAGAACTTGAGGCTCTGATCGATAAAGATATTCAGTATAAAAAGCAACGTGCGGCGCAAGTGGCAAAAGTGACGGCAAAAAGTGCGGTCAATTTTGCGGAAGTTTCCAACAGTGAACGCACCTTTGCCGATAGTGGCGACGGTGACGAACGGAAAAAGAAAAAACGGGGAAAAAACGACATTTCACACATCACGCCGGAAATGTGTCAGCCGTTTATTGATTCGTTGTTTGATTATCAAAAACATATCCGCGCTAACAAGCACCATGATGTACGCAATATTTTGAAATCACGCCAAATCGGGGCGACGTATTATTTTAGTTTTGAGGCATTGGAAGATGCGATTTTTACCGGTGACAATCAAATTTTCTTGTCTGCCAGTAAACGACAAGCGGAAATCTTTAAAAACTATATTGTGAAGATGGCGCGGGAATATTTCGGGGTAGAGCTGACCGGCAACCCGATTATTTTAAGTAACGGCGCGGAACTGCATTTTTTATCGACGAACAAAAACACATCACAAGGTAATAGCGGACACGTTTACGGCGACGAATACGCATGGATTCGTGATTTTCAGCGGTTTAATGACGTGGCTTCAGCCATGGCGACACACGCAAAATGGCGCGAAACCTATTTCAGCACGCCGTCTTCAAAATTTCATGAATCCTATTCATTTTGGAGTGGAGACAACTGGCGCGACGGTGATCCGAAACGTAAAAATGTGCCGTTCCCAACTTTTGCCGAATTGCGTGACGGCGGGCGACTTTGCCCTGATGGTCAGTGGCGTTATGTCGTAACCATTGAAGATGCGCTTAAAGGCGGTGCGGGTAGCCTGTTTAATATTGAAAAACTGAAACAACGTTATAGCAAATACGCTTTCAACCAGCTTTATATGTGCGTTTGGATTGATGATGCGGATTCCATTTTCAATATTAAGCAACTTTTAAAATGTGGTGTTGATACGACGAAATGGGCGGATTTTGACCCGAAAGCGGATCGCCCGTTTGGTGATCGCGAAGTGTGGGGCGGTTTTGACCCTGCACATAGTGGCGATGGGGCGAGTTTTGTGATTATTGCCCCACCTGCTTTGCCCGGTGAGAAATACCGCTTGCTTGAACGCTATCAATGGCATGGACTGTCTTATGTGTATCAAGCCAATCAAATTCGCGCACTTTATGAAGAATACAATATGACTTACATCGGTATTGATGCAACAGGCGTGGGTTATGGCGTTTATGAACTGGTGAAAGAGTTTGCCCGCCGTGCAGCCACTGCCATTATTTACAACCCCGAAAGCAAAACGGGCATGGTGCTTAAAGTACATGATTTGGTCGAACACGGGCAAATTGAGTGGAGTGAGAAAGAACTGGATATTGTGCCGAGTTTTTTAATGATTAAGCACCAATCGACTAAAAGCGGCAATGCGATGACATTTACGGCTGAACGCACCGTCAAAACGCAACACGCCGATGTGTTTTTTGCTATTTGTAATGCTATCAATAAAAAATCGTTAAGTGGTAAACCGCGCAAACGACGCGGATGGAGTGTACTCAATGAAAAATAATATAAAAATAAAGAAAAATAAACCTATGGTGATTGCGCCAATTAATGACCGCACTTTTTCTTTGAATGAGATCACCGCCTCGCCGGCATTGGATTATGTGGGAATCGGTTTTGATGAAAATTATAATTGCTATTTACCCCCGGTGAATCGCTACGCATTGGCTAAACTGCCACACCAAAACGCGCAGCATGGGGGAATTTTGCATAGCCGTGCCAATATGGTGAGCGCAACATACGAGGGGGGAAAGGCCCTATCTAAAATGGAAATGCGTGCGCTGTGCTTGAACTTGATTCAATTCGGCGATGTGGGGCTTTTAAAAGTGCGTAACGGTTTTGGGCAAGTGGTGCGTCTTGTTCCGCTTTCCAGCCTGTATTTACGGGTGCGCAAAGATGGCGGGTATTCGTATTTAATGAAGAAATCGCTCTATGATGCTGCGAACGAAATCTACCGTTATCATGCGCAGGATATTATTTTTATTAAGCTCTATGATCCGCTGCAACAGATTTACGGATCGCCCGATTATGTGGGCGGGATTCAGTCTGCTTTGCTTAACTCCGATGCCACGGTGTTTCGTCGTCGCTATTTCAGCAATGGGGCGCACATGGGCTTTATTTTGTATTCGACGGATCCCGACTTAACGGAAGAAATGGAAGAAGAGATCGCGAAAAAAATTAGCGAATCAAAAGGGGTAGGGAATTTCCGATCTATGTTTGTAAACATTGCGGACGGTCATCCTGACGGCTTAAAAGTGATCCCGATTGGGGATACCGGCACCAAAGATGAATTTGCCAACATTAAAAATATTTCGGCGCAAGATGTTTTAACCGCACATCGTTTCCCTGCCGGTTTAAGTGGGATTATCCCGACCAATACGGGGGGATTAGGCGATCCGTTGAAGTATCGTGAAGTTTATCACTATGACGAAGTTATGCCGTTGCAAGAAATTATTGCAGAATCAATAAATAATGACCCTGAAATTAAAACGTTATTAAAAATCAAGTTTCGTGATCAAAATTTTGCAAAATAAAGCCATATAAAATCCTATACAAAATAACAGTATTTTATATAATTAGGATCACTGATGAATTTTTGTGGTTTTGGGGATAATGGCAAGAACAACAGATATTTATTGCTCGGTTTGCAATGCAAAATCAGTGATTGAAAGATCTGAACGCATACACAGTGATTTTACTCGTTATTATTGTGCGTGTAAGAATCCCCAATGTGGTCATCGCTTTGTGATGAATATGGAGTTTGGACACACCACGCGAGCTAGTAAGCTAACAAAAGATAAATTGCTGGAGCTTGTTTTAAACAAACTGTCAGTAGAAGAAAAAGCCAATTTGCGAAAGATATTAGATGATGAAAAAAGCCGCTAGAAATAGCGGCTTTTTTTATGCTGAAAGTAATTTATTTGTGGCTAATTGTGCCAAAAAGTTACTTCTATTTTTATATTCCGGATGGGTCGCCACGAAATCATCAATGCGTTTAATTAAAAGGCTAGGCAGTGTTACATTGATTTTTTCAGCCTTGCCCATTAAGTGGGTTAAATCTACATCCACAAAGCTAAATGTAAAGCCTTCATATTCCGGATTTTTTGCGTGTTCTTGTAATGATGTCGGTTGTGGGATTTCCTCGCCATCTTCTAGCATTCCCTCAATATGAAAAGCGATAGCCTCTTTTGCATTAATAAAGGCTTCTTCTAAGGTATCACCGGCAGAAAAACAGCCCGGCACATCCGGTACAATCACGCCGTATGCGTGGTTTTCATCACCCATTTCAATACCAATCGGATATAACATACTTCATTCTCTCCTGTTCGTTAAAGGGGGCTTATAGCCCCGCTTGTTTTAATATTGATTTGGTCGTTTTTATATCTAAATCCTTTCGTGGATGTGGGATAGTGACCCGACCTTTCTTTATTGGATGTTTAAATTGATGATGACTACCACGCGCCCCGACAAAATACCATCCGTCTTTTTCTATTTGCTTTATTAGTGTTTTACTGTCCACCTTTTATTCCTTTTGTTAATTTGTGGGGTTATTATAACCCTATGTTTTTCTTTGTCAATACTTTTGGGGTTATAGGAGTTATGTTTTATTATTTAATTCTTTCATCGTATGCAACGACACATAAGACGATTTCAAACTGCCATACGGTGCTTTGGGTTCAAATAGCACCAACATTTGCGGCTTGTTGTTTTGGTCGGTTTCTTCGCCTGTTTCGTTGTTAATAAACGGAATGCGTGAATTAGTGATATAGACGATTTCTTTTGCATTGCGCACGCACATATCAAACCATTTTGTTGAACCATCCACATTGAGCAACATCACCACTGTTTTATTGTGCAACACACTTTGCTGAATAGCGCGTAATACAAAGGGGAGAGGGTTACTATAAGGCGGATTCATCCAAACATAGCGACCTTTCCAATCGGCGGTTAGCGTGTTTTGTTCCGGCGTGATGAAGTTTTTCACTTTTGTGTTGTGTTCCATGGCGCAAGCGTCTAGATCAAATTTAATATTGAAATAGTATTCAGCGTAATAAAATACCCACCATGGCGTAGCCCATAAATCTTTGTCTGATTTTTTAGTATTAGATTTATTCATTTTTGTTATCCTGTAAATCTGATTGTTTTACAAACACTCCATCAATCATTTTTCCCTTTCGGTCTTTGATTTGGTCGTAGGCGTGTTGAACACAATCCTTAAAGCTCAAATTGTTAAATAATGAAATAATAACTAGATTAATGAAAAATAATTCAAGCCACTCTTTTTGAAATTTCCAACCTTGGTTTATGGGGATTGATATTGCACCTAAATTATGAACTGCTTCCAGTAGTTGTTCTGTAGTTGATGTATCTTCGTATTTGCCATCACGGTATTCATCAATTACATCAGAATTATAGAAACCTATACAGTTTGAGAGTCCAAGCTGTTTACATAAAATAATGGATACGACAAAACAATCCCCAATACTATCTTTCACCATGTCCACTTTATTTTTAGATACACCTGAGCAAAGCTCACCAAATTCTTCCATTAATTTAATAAATTGTTTTTGCGGCGTAGAACCTTCAATTAAATTGCGTTCTTCCGCCCATTGTTCGATATTTTTGATTAGTTGATTCATATTTCCCACCTTAAATAATCCACAAAATCCACATAAACACAGCGATCACTCCGCCTACCATGCCACCGATTAAACCGAGCAACGTTGCCCCTATGCGATCGGTTGTGAGGCGGTTTTCTAGGCGATTTATTTCTTTTGAGAAAAATCGGTTAAGTAGTTTGATGGTTTCGCCCTGCGTTTTGACAAGGCTGACGGTTTGTTGGGATTGCACGGCAAGATCCCAAACTTGCCCTTGTAAATTTTTCAGCTCAATTTGACCGCACTTTTGTGCGTGTTCCTCGGTACGTTTTGCCGTCAAAATACGGTTAATTTGTTTTTGTTTACGTTTTTTCATGCTGTTTTCTCCTATTGAATACGTTGATTTTTATGTAATGCTTTGAGTTTTTGGATATTTCTCGGCACAGGGGCGAGGGCCGCTATCATGTTTTGATTGCGTTTGACTAACTGCACATCGTTATCTTCCAGTTCGAGGGCTGTATATTTATCTATAACTAGCCGTTTATACTTGAATAAATAGTCTAATTTTTGTTCATTTAACGGTGCACAAATCGGGATCAATAACTGTTTTATTTTTTGTTCGATTTTTGAACGGTTACAGTTATTGACACAAGTCCAAGGCGAGCTACGCTCGCTATGGTTTGTGGTTGAGCTACGCTCAACCAAAGACGGATTGAAATCTTTCGGGCGTTTTTTAATAACCCATTTTTTAGGGCGTGAGATCACATTTTTAAGGCTGAAGCGGTTTGCCAACCCAATGATTGATTCGCGCTCTTCGCCGTATTTATTGGCGGGCTTGGTTTCATAATCCAGTTTGATCGGTTGGTCGGCACGTTTGGCAAGTGCGCCGCCTTGAATTTCCATATAAGCCGCGTAATCATTTGCCACACCTGCTGCCGCTTGCGCTTTGCTGATGATTTCATCATCGGCTTGCCCACTGATTAATCGGCGCAATTCACGCCATACAGAAATTGATGCGCCACCGTAGAATTGGAATTGACGAATGCCCCAACGGCTCGCCCACGCACGAACGCGTAATGCGTTGTCGTGTAGGTTTAATGTCGGGTCTTCATCCGACACTTCGCCGGCAAGGGCAAAACCGTCGATATTTTTTGCAATGTATTTGGCAATATAAGCGGTAGCACTGCCTTTGGCTTTATCGCATTCTTCCACTTTGCAACGGTGTTCGGCTGCGCCTTTCTCGTTGCCGTCTAACTCCAAAGCCTTTTGTTTAAACAGGCGGATCACTTCTTCTTTGTGTTCTGCCGGCACATAAGCCAACGAATGCCAGTGCGGCGTGCCATCTTTATGCGGCTCCGCCACGCGCATGCCGTAAAACTTAATGTTGCGTTTAGCAAGCAAGGCACGGAACTGTTGCCATACTTTGTTTAAATATTTTTGCGTATCACGCGGATTCACGCCCGACCATTTTTTATTGCCGTTTCCTGCGTGGAATGAAGACGGCGCGGTAAGGGTGAGGAAAATCGCTTCATTGTTGTTTTCTTCCGCCCATTCTTCCAACCCACGCAAGCGCACCATCATTTCGTTACGGCGCAAAGCGGGATTGGCGGAAGATTTGAGGAACATATCAAAGAGTTCGACTTGTTCTTCGGGGTTGTCGATATTTTCGATAATCATGGCACGCAAGTAATCGTGATTCTTGCGTTGTTGAAGTTGCCATTCTTGAAAACTTTGATTTGAGATGTAACTTGCGGCGTTGGCGCGCACTTCCCCGCAGGCAATGGCGATATGCTCGACCATTCGGCGTTGCGTAGCGCGCATTTGTTTAAACCACCATTTCTCGCAAGTGAGGCGAATTAAGGTGCTATCAATGTTTTCATTTCTAATGCGTTTGTTGTTTTCGATTTTTTCCCAGTGGGGAATTTTAAAACCGGCAGATAGCGCGATTTCACCGCACCACTTATAGAGCTGATAAAAATAACCTTGAATGTCGCCCTCATTGTCGTGTTCAATGCCATTTTTTAAAAAGTGGGTGCAATCAAATTGAAATTGAGTGAATGCGCGGGCGATTTGGTATGCCATCACCTTCAATTTGCTTTCGGTGATTAAATAGAAAGGCAGTTGCTTTTGTTTTTTCGGTGCGCCAAACACTTGAAAGCGAAAACCACTGTAATGCAATTCGTTGTAGTGTTTTGCCAATTCTTCAGGCGTTGGCACGGTGGAAAATTGCACGGCTTGATGCATTTCATCTTTGACGGATAAAATCCATTGTGGCGTATTGATGAACGCTTGAATAAAATCCACGTCCACGTTGTATTGAGCGAAGACTTTTTTAAAACGCACATCTAACATATTGCGCAAATAATCATTGGCGTGGTGGCGTTGTTTATTGCCGAGCGAGAAAGCAATCGACCCATCGTCTTTTACGGAGCGATAGGATTTAATATAGAGTTTGCGGAAATAATCTCGCTGCCGTTGGCGCGGGAGTATTTCAAGTTTCTTTTCGACAAACTCAAAATCGACGGGATTAGTGGCGAACAATTCTAACTGCAACGGCGTATAACGGCTTTCATCAAACGGCAGAAAAGTGCGGTCAAATTTTTGCGCATTTTCTGTCGCTTGATGACGCTCACGCGCAACTACCGCCATGTGTGCTTGTTTGGCGGTGATGTTGTTGTCGCGTTGTTGCTCCCACGTTTGCTGCATGGTTTACTCTTCCCACATTCCTGCGATAGAACCGAGGGCGTTTAGGCGGTCGCATTTGCCGTCTTTCGTCCATCGGCAATCTTCAAAACGGTGATGTGTACTGCCGTCATAAAATGATTGCACTGTGTAACCATAGCCACCCATTAACGGGTAAGGTTCGTTTATCGCAATATTGCTAACATCAGCAAAAATATAGGCTTTTAAACCGTTATTCAGGCGCACCGGTGCGCCTTGTAATGCTTGTTCTAAATCGAATTTGCTCATAAATATGCTATTTATATGAATTAAATTAATGAAGATTGGTAAAAAAATTGCCTAGGCTTGTGCGTAGGTTTCTTGGATTTCCGCAATGCGTTTTACTTCGGCGTGGATTTCTTCCAACTTTTTCGCTACGGCTGAAAGTGCGGTGACATCTTCATCCATTAATTCGCAATAAATCAGCGTATCAACCACGGCGAAAAGAGTTTTGCAGACTTTTCCGCCTACTCGTTCATAGTTACCTTTATCGTTAAGTTCGATTTTGTATAGGATGTAAACGTGGTTTTCGTTTAGCTTGAGTGCGTAACGGTTCGATAATTCGATGATGTGTTCTTGCATAGTTAAATTTCCTCTTTATCTAATTTTATAAATACTAAGCGTGAGCCTGATTTATCCCGTTTTAAATATCTAGGGGTACTCATATTGGCTACGGTTTCGGGGGTAAGATTAAATTTTTTTGCCAGTTGCTTTGCCGTGCCATCACCTAGATTTACATCCCCCCTATATGCCGCATAAATTTGAACTTTTTTACTCATTTTTTGCTTATTAGTGGGCTAATTGTTCGGCTTTCTTTGTGAGATACACGGCGGTATCAAGGGCGGATACCATTTTGTCGTAGATGAAATTGGCTGCCGTTTCGTTTTGTTGGCGTTTGAATTGCTCCCATTTTGTGAAGTAAGAAACATATTTTTTACGCCAACTTCTTGCTGATTTTAGGCAGCCTGTGCGGGTTGCTTGGCTCATGGTTGCCCCCTTGTGTATGGGTCTAATTGGTAAAATGCGCGATGGTTTAATGCGCGTGGAAATTTAAGGCGAATTTCCGTCATCATAATCAGCCCTTTTATCAATTTATCTATGCCGGCGTTGTTGTAATGGCTTAATTTGTCGCCGGTTAAATCGGGACGGTTATAATGTTCTTTCGGCTCAATATCCGCCACGGCTTTTAAAATGCCGCGTTGTTCGTGGGTTAAGTGATTAAAAGCACGTTCGACCGGATATTTGCTCAAATCCATTTGGTGCATCACATCATCGCCGTTTTTAGCTTGAACTAATGGCATTCCGTTTTCTTCATACCATTGTTCAACCGCACTTTTGTTTTCCGAAACGTACATTGCCCGCTCCTTGCTTTTTTATTTCCCGTTTTTGATGTATGCTTGCCCCAAATTGAATAAACTGTTACTTAATTTAAGGAGTTCATACGGTGAGCGATCAGACTGGAAATAAACCTTTATCAGTTCAAGCACAGCTTGATCGGATTCATATTCAGCTTTCTTATCAGGAGCAAGCACTTGCGATAATTCTTGAAGTAATTGGTTCAAATCGCGATTTGGCGCAGGTGTTTGAGCGTGCTTGCTTTGACAAGCTTGACGCCATTGGGCAAAAATCTCCCGAAGTTGCGGATCAGGTTGAGAAGTATCTTTCACACTTACTGAAAAAGATTGCATCTTGATGACGAGCTCTTTGATTTGCTCGTCGTTTAATTGATGTTTTTCGCAATATTCTTGAGCGAAGAATAAATATTGAGATGATTTAGTCATTTTCTTCCCCTTGAGTGTTGTTTGGATTTTTTCTATCTAACCAACCAATGACATCTTTTTTCATCCAGCGTTTTGTTCTGTCATAGTTGAGTGGTTTAGGAAAGTCCTCGTATTTCGTTAAGTAAAAAATTTTTGTTCGCTTACCGATACCCATTGCTTCTAAATCACCAACAGTTAATAGAATTTTTTCAGTCATTGTCTTCCCCTTATAACTAAAATCTTGTTTAAAACTAACCGCACTTTGTGCGGTTTTTTATTCTTGTCTCGCCGCTTGTTTGATGATGGCGATTAAATTCACCAGCACGGATCCCCTTTCCCCTTTTTTCTCTGCGATAGGGAGTTCGCCTGCTGCTCTCATCTTTTGCACCTTACTTAACGAAAGCCCTGAAATCTCGGCATATCTCTTTAAGGTGACGTAAGGCGCGGGGATCTGTACATTTATACAAATTGCATTTTGATTGCTCATTGTCTAAACTCCTTTATCTGTAAATAATGGTATATATTAATATTGTGTCATTTGACACAAATATTATTGATCTGTGTTCATTGAGTTGTCAATAGGTGATTTTGTGTCAAATGAGTTAAGTTTTGAGATGATCGGCGGAAAGGAAGTCATAAACCGAATAGTAAAAGCGTATGGATTTGCAAATAGAAGACTTCTTGCCGAACATTTAGGAATGCCTCACAGCACCTTTGGTACTTGGGCTTCGCGTGGTTTTTTTCCTGCCGAATTAGTTATCCGTTGTGTGAAAGAAACCGGTGCAAGATTGGATTATGTTGCCTTTGGGGAAGAGCCAATTTTTGATAATTCTATGGACTTGAAATATTTTCATTCTATTAAGCTAGAAAATGGAAAATCTTTCATTATGGGGAATAAACCCTTTCTTTTACCGTATTTACCGAATTTAAACAGCCGTGAAAGTTATGACAAAGTTTTTTGTGTTGTGGAAGATCATTACACTTATTTTGCGACTAGCGATTACGGCAACTTGGTTGATGGCGATTATTTCGTCATTGTGGAAAATTCCCACCTTATCCGTTACATCACTGTGTTGCCGGCAGGAAAAATCCGCGTGGACGGCGGCAAATTCAGTTTTGAATGTGAACTTTCGGATATTGATGTGGTGGGAAAGGTGATTTTGAAGATGGAGAAAATTTAAATGTGTTTTTTCTTCAAATTATCAAAACCTAAAACTATATTGCACACAAATTCCAATAATGTAGAAATTGAATACACAACAAGTAACGGCAATTCTAAACAACAGAATGGCGAACTTGTTAATCTAGAATTAGATGGTGACGATGATGTAGGTTTTTATTACGTCCTCACATTAAAACTACCTAACGGAAGAAACAGAAAATTTAAAGAATATCACTTGATTGGAAAAATAAAGTTTAACGGTAAGCGATTTTCTGATCTTCAAGAATTAAAAGAATATATCTCAAAACACTAAGGAGTTAATTATGGCTTACACTTATAAAATGGTTCAAATTCCACCTAATATTGAAGTAAATAAAAAAGAAAAACACAATGCGGCAGCCTATTATTTACAGAATGTTGTAAATCAATACGCTGAAAATGATTGGGAGTTTCTGCGCGTTGATGAAATTGGCGTGCAAGAGAAACCAGGCTGTTTAGGTGCATTATTTGGGCGAAAATCTTTCCCTGTAAACTATTACGTGATTACATTTAGAAAGCCTGTTTAATGGTTTGGCTTAGCATTCAATTAATTTTACTTTATCAACGAGTGGCACCACGTAAACTTCGTGGTGCTTGCCGTTTTACGCCTAGTTGTTCTAATTATGCCATTCTTGCTTTGCAAAAATACGGTTTTTGGAAAGGGTGGAAAATGGCGTTTAATCGTTTAGGACGTTGCAAATATCCGAATGGCGGGGAAGATTTACCATAAATGGCAGTTTGTGTTTGTAAAGACACAAAACTATGGTGTTAGATATGTTAAAAAGATTTCTTAATGATGAATCAAAATCACCTATAAAAGATTTTTTATTATGGTTGGTTGTGTATCCTTTTGTGATTGCATTTGCGGTGGCATGTGCGGCGTTTATTTTTTCGTTTAGTGTGTTTAGAGATGTAAAATTTACGGATTGGGTTAGCTCATTAAGTACATTTATAATAATGTTTCTTACTGCTATAGGGGTAAGTTCTTGGAAAAAACAGAAAATACCTGATTTAAAAAGTAAAGTTGCAAGAAATATCATTGATTTTGATACTCATGCAGTTTTACTTCCCTCTAGAAACTTTAAGTCTATTGATGAAATAAGAGAATACAACATCATCCAATTAAAAATTTACTGGGATATAGAACATAGTTTATCAACTTTATATATGTTTGATACATTGAATGAAAATAAACAAGAAATTGATATTATTTTCAATAATTTATTGGAAGTAATCAATGGCACAACAGATTTAATAAAGAATAGAGGTAATAAATTAGGAATAGACCAATTAGTAGAACTAATAAACGCTAATTATAAGAGTATTTTCCAGAAACAAAAAATTTATTCTATTTAGTTGTAGGAAAAGACAACGTAGTTGGTACAAATGGCTGTTCGTAAAGACACTAAAAACGGGAAATGGCTTGCGGAAGTTTATGTAAACGGCAAGCGATCACGCAAGTGGTTTTTAACCAAAGGTGATGCACTGCGTTTTTATAATCAAGCTAAAGAACAAAGCGAAAGTGCGGTTGATTCTGTTCGTGTTTTAGAATCAAGCGATTTGCCGGCATTAAGTTTTTACGTGCAAGAATGGTTTGATGTTCACGGTAAAACGCTTTCAGATGGTGAGGCACGTTTAACCAAACTTAAAAATTTGTGTGCCAACTTAGGCGACCCGCCCGCGAATGAATTTAATGCGGAAGTGTTTGCGGATTATCGCAAACGCCGCCTTGACGGTGAATTTTCTTTAAACAAAAACAAGCCACCAAAAGAAGCCACGATAAACCGTGAACACGCTTATTTGCGCGCAGTGTTTAATGAGTTGAAATCACTGCAAAAGTGGAAAGGCAATAATCCGCTTGATGGGGTGCGTTTGTTTAAGGAACGAGACACCGAACTGGCGTTTTTATATGAGCGTGATATTTATCGCTTATTGCTTGAGTGCGATAATTCCCGCAACTCTGATTTAGGGCTGATTGTGCGGATTTGTTTGGCGACCGGTGCACGTTGGCGCGAGGCGGAAACGCTGACACAATCACAAGTAATGCCTTATAAAATCACCTTTATTAATACAAAATCAAAGAAAAATCGCACTGTGCCGATTAGTCAAGAATTGTTTGATATGCTGCCGAAAAAACGGGGGCGGTTATTTAAGGATGCGTATGAATCCTTTGAAAATGCGGTGCTTCGTGCTGAAATTGAATTGCCGAAAGGACAACTCACCCACGTTTTGCGCCATACGTTCGCAAGCCATTTTATGATGAACGGGGGGAATATCTTAGTTTTGAAAGAAATCCTCGGACATTCAACAATTGAAATGACAATGCGTTATGCACATTTTGCCCCTTCACATTTAGAAAGTGCGGTTAAATTCAATCCGCTTTCTAATCCTGCGCAGTAAAAAGGGATTGTTTTTCAGAAAATCCCTTGTTCTTTTCCCTCATTTTTAGTGGCGATTGGCTGGCGGTTCTGTCTGATATTTACTTTTATTTGCGATTATTTGCTTTTGTAGGTGTTTGAAATATTGGTAAGTTATTGTTTCTATTGGTTTAGTTATGGTATTTAAAATCCCTCGCCTTTCGAGGCGTGCCAGTTCAAGTCTGGCTTCGGGCACCATCTAATAGCTGCTAACTATTCGCTAAAAAACTTCTTTAATATCCTATTCTTAGGGTCGTTAGCTCAGTCGGTAGAGCAGCGGACTTTTAATCCGTTGGTCGAAGGTTCGAATCCTTCACGACCCACCAAGTATTTATTTTCCTGTAATTCAATTGTAAAAGCCTAGTACTCCTTAACGTTTAACTTTTATCGTTAGGTGAGGAATTATGGACTTATCTTCTTTTTCAAGAAACCTTATATTATTACTGATGCCGTGTGCGTGTGCGTGTGCGTGTGCGTGTGCGTGTGAGGGTGGTCTGTTGTGTCGGGCTGATATGATAATGAGTCCCGGATTTGTTGTAAAGTTTGAGGTATCGGGTCGTTGATTCGCATGGTGATAATTTGTTTGGTTTGGTGTGTTCATTAGTATTTGCCCTCTAAGATAATTTCGCCCTCAAAATAATCGGCGTTACGTCTTTGCCAAAAGGTATCGGTTTTTTCACCGGGTTTTGGATATTTTACTTTCACCATGACAATTTCTCATTATTAAAAATAACACGAAAAATAACCGCACTTTAGGTGGTTTATTGCTAAAGTGCGGTCAAAATCCAACGTATTTTTACTGCCCATCTCCATATTTCTCAAACCAAGCCTGAATTTTGGCTTCGGTTTTCTTTTCGTTGTAGCCCAAGTTTGGGAACAGGTGGAAACGGTAGAAGCAGCGGAAGTAATCCTGCCAAATGCGTTTTTCCTTTTTGAAGTAGTGGGCGAATTCTTCATCGGGGTTGGGGCTTTTTAAATAATCCACGATAAAGTCGCGCAAGTAATAACTTTGATATTCACACACAGGGCGATAAGCACCGAGTGCCGGGGAGGCTTTTTTATTGAGCTCGGGATTTTCAAAAGGAATATCTATGATTAGGCTACTCATCCCTTCACGATTTAGCCAAGAGGAATGAAAATCCGTTTGCAGAAAATAAATGAGGTGTTGTTCGTTGTTTTTTAAATTTTCAGGGTATTGTTTAATGTAAAACCTGCCCCACCACCAAAAATAAATCAGGCGGCGTTTGGCATCAATACGCACAGGACGCCCGTTTGGCAGGCAAAGTAATACAAACCAGAAAATAGGGAAAAGGATGTAGAACCAGCCGTAGTATATTCTATAACCGTGCATTTCTAACATTTCTGCCTTATATAATTCGTATTCATTAGATGCGATAATTTCCCCAAATTTCTGTCGAATCGTGATATGTCTAACCCATCCATTCTCTAATGCCCAATCAACAGAGATAGCTAATTGAATATCTGTAAACATTCCTGTTTGTGTAATGATGTCATTTAATGTTATTGCCGTTACAATAATAAACCAAGGCCAGACTAAAATCGCTTTAAAATAACTGACATTATAACGGGTGATTTCAATCACCCCGTTGCCAAGGGGTTTGACATTTCGTGAAACCATATCCGCGGTGTAGTTTTTCGCGTTCATTAATATTTTCCTTCCAGTACAATTTCACCTTCAAAATAATCGGCGTTACGTTTTTGCTAAAACGTATCGGTTTTTTCACCGGGTTTTGGGTATTTTACTTTCACCATAATAATTTCTCATTATTAAAAATAACACGAAAAATAACCGCACTTTAGGTGGTTTATTGCTAAAGTGCGGTCAAAATCCAACGTATTTTTACTGCCCATCTCCATATTTCTCAAGCCAAGCCTGGATTTTGGCTTGGGTTTTCTTTTCGTTGTAGCCTAAGTTTGGAAAAAGGTGGAAACGGTAGAACCAGCGGAAGTAATCCTGCCAAATACGTTTTTCTTTTTTGAAGTAGTGCGCGAATTCTTCATCGGGATTGGGGCTTTTTAAATAATCCACGATAAAGTCGCGCAAGTAATAACTTTGATATTCACACACAGGGCGATAAGCACCGAGCGCCGGGGAGGCTTTTTTATTGCGCTCGGGATTTTCAAAAGGAATATCCATTATAAGGCTACTCATCCCTTCACGATTTAGCCAAGAGGAATGAAAATCCGTTTGCAGAAAATAAATGAGGCGTTGTTCGTTGTTTTTTAAATTTTCAGGATATTGTTTAATGTAAAACCTGCCCCACCACCAAAAATAAATGAGGCGGCGTTTGGCATCAATACGCACGGGACGCCCGTTTGGCAGGCAAAGGAGTACAAACCAGAAAATAGGGAAAAGGATGTAGAACCAGCCGTAGTAGATCGTATTTGGGTGGAGTTCTAACATCTCATATTTAAATTTTAAATATTCTTCTTGAGTTATAGCTATTCCTGACACTTCCATTCCTCCGGTAACTAATTTCCAAGTATCTTCAATTGCCCAATCAATGGATATAGCCCATTGAATGCTACTATACATTCCAGTTTTATTTATAACATCATGTAGGGTTATAGCTGTCACAATAATAAACCAAGGCCAGACTAAAATCGCTTTAAAATAACTGACATTATAACGGGTGATTTCAATCACCCCATTGCCAAGGGGTTTGACATTGCGTGAAACCATATCCGCGGTGTAGTTTTTCGTGTTCAT